GTTAGGACTCAAGCCACTGCGGGTTATTATGACGCTGCTCAAGTTGAGTACCTGACTGCTCAATTGGAGCGCATCTCTAAGTTCCTTTGCATTCGTAACTAATGTACAGCACTCATAAAAGCCTGCGGGAGTATGAGGTCACACTCACAAGCGGTGTGTGGTACATCCTCGCTTATAATGTAGAGGCAGCTGCACATGCAGCGCTTGACCTCGCCAAGAAGTCCATGGTTGAGCTACTTAATGTCAAACAAACGGATGAATGGTAATGAGTAAGAAGCGTAAGCCTGACTTCCCCAACAACTGGCAAGAGTACAAGGACTCTGATGATGATTTGTTTATCCCACATACCTTCGAGGAGCTGATGTCGTGGAAGGTAGCTAACTGGGAACTTCCTGGTTCTATCTGCTGCATCATCCGCACCTCTGACCTCAATACCAAACGTGTTAAGGAGTATGTCTACCAAAAGCGTAGTGCTGCACAAGCCAAGGTAGATCAACTCATCAACACACCTGACATTGAGTTCACGGTTGTTGACCACGAAGCTATCCATTTCCTCACCCCATCTGATTTCGACAATGACTGATTACACCTTCTCACGTCGCCTTGCTCAGCTGATCCAACAAGTTAAGGATCACCCCAATCGTGATGAGATCCTGAAGCTTGCACAGGAACAGCTTATTGACGAAGCAGAATTCACAATCACGCGTAACTAATTGGCTACACCTGCACAGATCGACGAACAAGTAGCTTTAGAGCGAGAGCAAATCAAACAAGGCCTACAGCGCCTCAGAGATAACACTCGTAAGCTACAGGAACAAAGCTATGCAAGTGCTACAGTGTATGGTGCAGCCTCTATTGATGCGCTACTACCAGAACTGGTTAAGTACATCACAGAGACTACAGAGTATCGACTTAAGCGTGGATCTGGTCATCAGTTCGATGTAATCAAGAACTACGTCTCTAGGTTAGAGCCTCTAGCATCAGCATCCATTGCTCTTAAGATCACCTTTGATAAGGTATTCTCAACCAAGCAAGGTAGTGACCAGCTACAGGCAGTATGTGATAGCATTGGTCATGCTGTTGAATCTGAATGTCAGATGCGTCACTATGAAACATCTGCACCAGGACTCCTGGCTGTACTCAAGAAGAACTACTTCCATAGGTCTATCGGTACACAACAGAAGCTGACTGTTATTCGTACCCTCATGAATAGGTACGACATACCTACATGGGATAGCTGGGGTAGGGCTAATCGAATCAAGCTGGGAGCATGGCTGCTTGACTGCATCATGCATACTAGTGGGTGGTTCGTTAAAGACCTACGTAGGATGGGTAAGGTGACGATGACGTTCGTAGTACCTACACCTGAGTTCCTCGCTATCAAGGACAAGGTAATGTCCGATGCAGAGCTATTTGCTCCGCTTGCCTGGCCCATGCTTATCGAACCTAACGACTGGACGAATGAGCGTGCTGGTGGTTACCTTCTCAATGAGGTAATGCGAGGCAATGACCTAGTCCGTAGGGGAGACCCCACCCGTATACAGGGGGAGATACCACTGAACTTTCTGAACAAGATTCAGAAGGTAGCATACCGTATCAACAGTTTCACATATGAAGTTGCTGAACAACTGAGTGAGTTAGAACGTTCAGTTGGTAAGTTCCTCCCAATTGTACATCACCCACTACCTGCTAAACCTGCTGATATAGACACTAACTACGACAGTAGGAAGGACTATAGAAGAAGGGCAGCAGAGGTTAGGAATGTGCAAGCACAAGAGCCTAAGAAATCCTGTCGTACTAGGATGACTATGGAGGCTGCTCGTAGGTTTAAGAACAGGGATAGGTTCTTCTGTCCATGGTCATTTGACTACAGAGGGAGAGCTTATCCAATCCCTGCATTCCTCACACCACAAGACACTGACTTCGGTAAGTCGCTATTACTCTTTGCTGATGGGTCGTATATGACTCCTGAAGCTGAGTCGTGGTTAGCATTCCATGTAGCAACCTGTTATGGGTTAGATAAAGCTACGATGTCTGATAGACTAGAGTGGGTGCATAGCAACATCACACTCATCAGTCGAATCGCTACTGATCCCATTGATTGTTTACCTGAGTGGGAGGTCGCAGAGGAGCCCTGGCAATTCTTAGCAAGTTGTCATGAGTATTACCATTGTGTCGTCCTTGCTGATAAACAATTCACCTCACTGCCTATAGCTGTCGACGCAACCTGTAGTGGCCTCCAAATCTTGGCAGGACTCGCACGAGATAAGTCCACAGCTAAGCTAGTCAATGTCCTTCCTGGTGATAAGCCACAAGATGCCTACAAGGTAGTTGCTGAGGTCGCCATGTCTTCAGTGCCTGAACGCTTACGTCCACACCTTGATAGGAAAAAGACCAAGCGATGCGTGATGACCATCCCTTACAATGCTAAACCCTACTCCAATAGGGGCTACATCAAGGAAGCATTCCTAGATGATGGCATTGAGCTTGATAAGGATGAGTTAAGCCAAGTTGTTAAGGCTATCCGCTCAGCTATGGATGTGGTCGTACCTGGCCCCATGGCTGTGATGAAGTGGATTGAGACAGAGGTAGCAGCTGCTGTAAAGCGTGGTGTACGTCACCTAGAATGGGAGACCCCGTCTGGATTTGTCGTGTACCAGAAGCTTAACAAGAAGCAGTTCCAATCAATGGAGCTACAGCTACTGGGTCGTTGTAAGATGAACGTTGCAGTGGGAGAGACCGATGAGGTTGACCTCAAGCATCACAAGAATGCAACTGCTCCAAATCTTATTCACAGTTTAGACGCCAGCCTGTTACACTTGAGTGCCCTACGTTTCGACGCACCTATTGCTCTCATTCACGATTCTGTGCTTTGTCGTGCAACGGACATGTCTACCTTGTCCGCCATTGTACGAGAGACATACATGCATCTCTTTGCAGAGCATGACTACCTGCGAGACTTTGCCCGACAGATTGGTGCAGAGTCCGAACCACCGATCATTGGTGATCTAGAACCAGAGACCGTGATCGAATCCACCTACTTTTTCTGCTGACATGACACAATCCATCCACGTTACCCAACAGCCTGTTGTCCTTGAAGGCTATCAAGCTGTACTTAAACCCTCCAAGTTTGGCTATTCGCTGTCCGCTCTCCTGGACTCACAGCTCATCGAAGTACTGGAGGATGACCGCAAGGAAACCCTTAAGTGGGCTGAGTCTAAACTGAAGAACCCCAAGCGTAGTGTGCTCAAGCCTGAGCCCTGGGAAGAGGTATCCGAAGGTAAGTATAAGACTAAGTTCTCCTGGAATGAAGAGAACCGCCCGCCCGTTGTAGATACCGAAGGTACACCCATTACCAACCTTGATCTGCCCGTATACAGTGGCAGCAAAGTTAAACTTGCTTTCAAACAGAAGCCCTACATCCTCAAGGATGGCGTCACCTACGGCACCAGCCTTAAGCTTGTCGGTGTGCAAGTCGTTGAGCTTGGCGGTGGTGCTGGCATTGATCGCACCGAACTGGGTGACACTGAGGTAGCTGCACTGTTTGGTCAGACAACTGGCTTCAAGGCATCTAGTACTGAAGCTGGTGTCGTTGATGATACCGTAGAGGAAGACGACTTCTGATGGCTTTTCGCTCAGGACTTGAAGAGAAGGTCGCTGATCTTCTCACCAACCTGGGTGTTAAGTACGAGTACGAGTCAACTAAGGTACCTTATGTACTACACTGCAATTACACGCCAGACTTCCTCCTTCCCAACGGTATCTATCTAGAAACTAAAGGGCAACTGACTGAGGAAGATCGTCGTAAGATGAAGGCCGTTAAGGCTTTGCATCCTGACCTTGATATTCGATTCGTATTCCAAGCACCCCACAATAAGATCTACAAGGGAAGCAAGACTACTTACGCCAAATGGTGTGAGAAGCATGGCTTCCTCTACTGTTCATTCCACTCGATACCGCTTTCATGGCTGACCTAGCAGAAATACGAGTTGTAGTCAAGGCACTCATTGAGTCACTTGATAAGACTAGCTCCCCTAATGACATCATTGAAGCATTCGAGGATGAACTCGATGCCTATGATGACCTTGTTCAATCTCGTTTCTGATACCACTAATGACTTACGGAACTGCTGAGTATTACGCTGATGCGTTTGCTGACTTCCTTGCTGATGTAGATGCAACTAATCCTGATACTACAGATAACTTGATCAAAGGTTTCTATCTCGCCATCGATGAATGGTTTGAACATCACGATGCACAAGCCCGAGCATATGCAGCAATCCGACAGCGAGTTCGTAAGACACTTACCGTGTGATAC